TCTACCTTACCCACTGTGGATAACAAATCCTGCTGTTCTTCAAAGTGTCCGATATGTTCGTTAATTTTAAGTTTAATTCTATCTTGAATAGTTAACTCAGGCATCCCAGTTTGTTTTGCAGGACTCGTAACTACGGCAGTGGACGCATTATCACACTTATTGAGATACTTGCGGATTTCAGATTGCATATATTCCACTTCTTTGGAATTAAATACCCAACCATCAGACCATGCTTTACCTAAACGTCCTAGTGTACCAGGAAACCAACCATCTGGGCCAGCGATAACCCTGGCTGGATCTTTTGCATCCCAATCTCCTGTGCTCTGCATCCATTTTGCTATGTGCTTTTTAAGTTCTTTTTTATCATATGCATAGCCATAGTGATTTAAGAACTTAGATATTTGACCCTCACGCTCTGATGGCGTCAGTTTACTAATCTCGTCAGCATCAAACTTAAGTCTGCTTAATTTAGGTAACTCGATTTTTGCTTTTGCCATAGTATCCTCACTGTTTTTATTAGTTATCAGTTAGTATACAACCACTCCGCCCAGTTGTCAATTACATAAATATAGCAATAAGGACTAAAATAGTGCCCAGACTTAGTTTATGGAAAGACGGTAAGCATACCGCAGACTACAAATTTTTTGACCAAAACATTAATGAAATGTTTACTGTGGGCGGTGTGGGCATTAATGTACACAAGTATTTGGGTCCAAATGCGGCTAGTGGAGAGACTGGCGACCTAGCAGACGCAACTCAGCCAAAATACACAAATCAAAGTGAAAAAAACATACAGGACTTCTTGTTCCTAGAGAACAGAGACCGCAAGTATGATACTAGCATCTACAATATGCGTGGTGTCTACACTCCTGCAAGTCAGGACTTTGATCTAACACAGTTTGGTTTAATGAACGCTACAGATACAGTATTCATTACATTCCACTACAACGAAATGATTAATATACTAGGACGTAAGATCATGAACGGCGACGTCCTAGAGTTCCAAAACTTAGTAGACTATCATCCACTTGACGAGGATATACCTGCCACACTAAAACGCTACTATGTTGTACAAGATGCAACTAGGGACGCACAAGGGTTTAGTGCTAGTTGGTGGAGTCATTTATGGCGTTGTAAAGTTACTCCACTAGTAGACAGTCAAGAATACAAAGATATCATTAACAAGATCAATGCAAGTACTGATGAGGAGTATAATCCAGAAGGTACTGATACAAGTCTGTCAGAGTTACTAAGTCAATATAATAAAAATATTGAAATTAACGATGTTATTATCGCACAGGCAGAAGCAGAAGTTCCAGAATCTGGTTACGACACAAGTAGATTCTACGTTGTTCCTACAGACGAAAACGGTAAGGCACTTAATCCTAAAGGCAAGACTTCAGATGACACTAGCCTAGTTAGTGATGATTCTGAAAACGATACATCTAACACAAGAGTTACACCGAGACGTGATACACAGGGTTACTTGGTTGGCGATGGTCTAGCACCAAATGGCTTCCCAGTAAGTTCGGGTACTACATTCCCAACAAATCCTGTACAGGGAGATTTTGCATTACGTTTAGACTACAGGCCAAATCGCTTGTTTAGATACGACGGAACACGTTGGGTTAAGGTAGAAGACGATGTAAGAACAAGTATGACACCTGGTGCAAGTAATCAGACACAACGAAGTGGATTTGTTAATAACACTAATACATATACAACTGTTGACGGCAAGACTTATGATGAGCGTCAAGGCCTCAGCGATGTACTTACAGCAAAGGCAGATAACGAATAATGGCTCAAACATTTTTTTACGATGAACAGATACGTAGATTCTTACTACAGTTTATAAGAGTTTTATCAAACTTTGAAGTACAGTTTGGTAAAGATGAAGATGGTACCAGAGTACTACAACGAGTACCTGTACGTTACGGTGACGTAAACAGACAAGGTGCACAAATACTACGTGGTAACAGTGAAAACACTATGGCAAATGTGCCTATGATTAGTTGCTACATAAATGGGTTACAGTATGATAGAGCTCGTATACAGGAACCAAACTTTATTAGTAAGATTGGCGTAAGAGAACGTAAGTACGATCCAGACACCGACAGTTACTTAAATGTACAAGGTGATGCATTTACTATCGAACGTATGATGCCAGTGCCTTACAAGTTAACTCTTAAAGCAGATATTTGGACAAGTAACACAGATCAAAAACTACAATTACTAGAACAAATGCTAGTGTTGTTTAATCCCAGTTTAGAAATACAATCAACAGACAATTACGTTGACTGGACAAGTTTAAGTACAGTAAATTTAATTGACACACTTTGGACCAACAGAGCAATACCACAAGGTATAGATGATAACATAGACTTTGCAACGCTGACATTTGAAATACCTATCTTTATTAGTGCGCCTGCTAAAGTTAAGAAACTTGGTGTTATTGAAAGAATTGTTACTGGTATATGGGATATGCAAGGCGAGTTTGACCCTAGTTTGTTCCAAGATGTAGGTAATTTAATTACACGCAAACGAATAAGCCCACAAAACTATGGTGTGCTGTATTTGAATGGTCAGGCACAATTGCTTAAATTAGAAGACACTATCGCAGAGTCTACAAGTAACATAGGGGATACTACTGTAACTAAAGTAGGTACTAGAGCAGATTGGCCCAGTTTTATTAACCTTTTTGGGGAAATAAGGCCCGGAGTTAGTCAAATTAGGCTTGAAACCGACGAAGATGGCACCGAAGTTGTAGGCACTGTAGCATTACACCCCACAGACGAGAGTTTGTTACTTGTTACAATAGATCAAGACACCATACCTACAAACGACATACGCCCTGTTAACGCTATTATAGACCCTGACAGAGTAGGTCCTAATAGCGGGCTAAGTACGCCTACAGCAGGAACAAGATACTTATTAACTAATCCAATTGGCAACTCAAATAATGTAGACGGTGCTGATGCTTGGAAAGGATTACTACCAGATTCCAGCACAGATGATCTTATAGCAGATAGTAACGATATTATAGAGTACGATGGTGACATGTGGCGTGTTAGTTTTGATGCTAGTACACAAACAGGCACTCACTATGTTAGCAACTTAAATACAAATTATCAATATAAGTGGACTGGCTCTGCATGGGTTAGGTCTTATGAAGGTCAATACAAGGAGGGCTATTGGAGCCTCGCATTATAAACAGTTGTGGTGCATTAATAAGATCAAATAAAACTGGAAGATACTTATTTTTGTTGAGAGACAAGTGTAGTTACGGCAACACCTGGGGACTTCCTGGTGGTAAGTTTGAGAAAGGGGAGTCTACTCTACAAGCATTAGAACGTGAATGTGAAGAAGAACTAGGTAGCGAGTTACTGTACGAAAAATTTATACCTATTGAAACGTTTACCAGCGAAGATAAAAAGTTTGTATACCACACTGTGCTACTGACCGTAGACAGAGAATTTACTCCTGTATTAAATGAAGAACATAAAGGTTATTGTTGGGTATACTTAGAAGATCACCCGAGACCACTACACCCTGGCGTTTGGAAAACATTTAACTTTGAGGTCGTAAAGGGAAAGTTAGATACTATGGATAAAGTTTTATAAGTCCACTTCTAACGAAAAGTCTCGCACAGTTATCTGACGCAAATTTACACAATGCTTCCACTGTTCAGGAAATCGTGAACGACCACCCGTAATCCAGACAAAATCTACATCATCGTATGTGTCAATAATACGTTTGGTTTGTCCTTCCCACTTTTTGCTACTGACTGTATGCTCTTTGTCTGCGTAGTTGGTTGTTCCTGCATATACATTGTTATTAATGTCGCCATCTTGGTTGTCAAAACCTAAAATATACACAGTCTTGTGTCCGTCGAAGCATGCTAGATAGAGTGCTGTTGCGCCGGCACACAAATTAATTGCATATGGTATGAGATGTACTTTGCCTGGATGGTTAATGCAGTTGTTACTGTTTGACATAACAA